CTTGAACATCGCAAAAAATACAATCCCCATCGTTGCACGATTCCCTTGTATCGCAGTATTCCGACAGTGTCTTTGCCGCTTCTAAAGCCTGTCTATGTGTTATCATTCGTGTTTCTCCTTTAGCCATGCCAGCACAAATTCTCTTGCTTCATCGCTATACACATGACACCAATTTTCGTCATCACAATATCCAATGCCACAAGCAAAACATGGTTTGTCCTCGCACATGTCTAATATCATTTTCACCAATTCTTCCGTACTGCACGTTCTGATATATTCCTCGTTGGTCATCTCCAGTTCGCCTGTTCCATTACATTTAGGGCATTGGAAATAGCGGTCGGCAAATCCGGGGTATTCCAGTTTCCCCTCTCCTTTACATCTTGGGCATTTCATTGTTATTCACTCTCCTTTTCTGTGATTCCATTCTTCGTTTCGTAAATCTATGCGGAAATCTTTATAACATTTATCAATAAATTCACTCGCTTCACCTTTTGTTGTACCGACAAACTTTACCCCGTAATCATCTTCCAAAAATTTAATGTAATTTAATTGCTTGTATGTCGGTTTATCGCTTCGCCAGTTCATCATTCACTCTCCTTGCATCCGTTCCACTCCCTAACAGCGTCTAATCTACTATCGGCTTTTAACGGATATTCCGTACCGCAATCATTACAGATAGCGTACCAATATTGCCCTGTATAATCGCCTTGCTGATAGTCAAGATGTACTTCTCCACCACATTCGCAAGTGTTAAGCATCATTCACTCTCCTGTTTTAGCCACTCCAACGCACTTTGTTTGAAGCCTTTATCTGCAATGCAAGTTTTATCTAAAGGGCAACGCTTACACACTCCAAATTCGTCACTGCAACAATCCAAAACACTGCCTATAAACCCTGCCAATGCTTCCGGGCTATCTGTTATTCGGTCAAAGTTTGTTTTAGGTTTGTATCGTTTGCAAGTCTGTAACTCCGCACCAGTTTCCCTGCATTCTTTGATAAGTTCGCACCCTTTACAAGTCATTTTTTACCCCCCTATAACCATCATTAAAAACGCCAAAGGGGTAAGCAGTACCGCCAGCAGTACCAGCGTCACCAGCGTCCAAACCAGAGCCGTTACGATAACTGACAGCACTGTTACCCTCATTTTCCTGCCCCCCATGTTAATCAAAAGGTACTTCCATGCCCATGTCTTCCATAGTTTTAGGCTGTTCTTTTCTGTCAAGGTACTCAAATTTGTTCACAATTACCTCTGTAATATATTTCCGCTCCCCATTGCTTTCATAGTTACGGATCTGAACACGCCCGGTTACAAGAATCTTTGCTCCCTTTTTCAGTGTGTTCCCCATAAGTTCCGCAGTTTTACCCCACGCTACACAATTAAAGAAATCAGTGTCATAGTTCCCTTGTTCGTTTTTAAATTCCCTATTCACTGCCAAGGAAAACGTAGTAACTACTTTTTGACTTGGGGTGTATCTCACTTCCGGGTCTTTCACTAATCTGCCAGTTAAGATAATTTCATTCATTTTTATTCCTCCTAAAATAAACTTTGTTCAATGTTTAAAAATTCATCTGCCCATTTCTTCAGTTCTTCAATAGTTCTAAAATCCGGGGAGATTTTTTCCCCTTTGGTATATTCCCAGTGTTCTTTCACTTGAATGTCTACTACAAAATGCCTGCCATTTTTTGTGTATGTCCTTAATGCTTCAGATCCATTGCTATAGTCAGTTTTGGAACGGATACTCCAGTAGGCTTCTGTTTCTGTTTTTGCTTCCTCATTAAAAACATCTTTCAGCAATTCCTTAAAAGTTCCGTACTTTTTTCTGCACTGGTTAATAATTTCTCTTTTTTCAATGTGCCAGTAATTGGATATTGTGCCATCTGCCAGCAGTTCATCCATAATGTAATATTTAGTACTTCCATGCATTATGAACTCACAGCCACCATTTTTATCCCTGTTCCATTTTATTTTTTTCATAATCACCCCTAGCCTGCCCCACAAAATGCTCTGTACTGCGTTTTTATAATGCTTTGTGATAACTTGTATAGGCTTGCATTAAAAACGCCTGTATGCTTGCGTAATGCCCCTTTACGGCTTTTTTGTACCTATCAAGTTTATTTTGCTGTCAAGTAACTTATTTTTACCCAAAATGTAGCTGTTCATTTTGGCGTTTTCCTGCCGCTCACAGACTTCTAGGTACATATTTTTTAGCTGGCTTCTTACTATGCCCATGTCTTTACTTAAAGTTTCACACAAGTTACGCCACCCAAACGCCTTGACAGCTTCCGTTATCTCCGGGCGGCTGAACACAGGCTCTGCATACAGCCCATTTATCCGCATCTGCTCCTCTATCTCCTGCCACGCTTCAGCCCATGTCAGTTTCCCTGTTCCGCTGTTCTGCTCTACCAAGCCCTTTGCCGCCTTGTATACCACCGCTGGCACTGGTCTGTGTTCACATTCCAGTAGTACCTTGTCATATGCCGCTCTCAAAACTTCTACCGGGATATCCCCAAGCACTTGTACATAGGCGGCTATCATGTTTCCATCCCCTGCACATCCGTATACCGCCAAGAAAGAAGCAGTGAGCTGTGTGCGGATCTGTGCGTTATCCATTGTTTCCACCCCCTAGTAAACTCATAGCCTGCTGGTAGCCAGCCGTTACATCATTCCGGGCGTTAACTTGTCTAGCGTCACGCCTTGCCCAGCACCGAATAGTGGCTAGGTAATCCTTGTAAGCCTTGCCATGGCTTCTACAGTATCCGCTCACATTATCAATGCGTTCCTGCCAATCTGTGGGGAACTCTGTTTTTAACTTTTCAAGTTCCACATCTGAAAGCAGTACATTGTTATACGTTCCGTATTGATGTTTCACTGGCTTTTCTTTTCTATATATCTTTTCTTTTTTATCTATATCTATATCTTTATCTATATCTAAATCTAAATCTATAACTGTTGGCTTTTGTTCGTTTTGTTCGCTTGTGTTAACACTTGTTAACATTTGCTCACATTTGTTAACACTTGTTCGTTTTGTTGCGGATGCCCTACCAGCCGCCTGCCTTTTGGCAACAGTTTCCCGGTAGTGTTCCTGCATGGTCTTCATTTTTGGCATGATGTTGGTAACCCACGCAAACTGTAGCAGGGCATCATCCTCAAAGCTGGGGGCTGCCCCGGTCAATTCAAACTCCACCATAGCCTTTATGAGCCGCCCACATTGCTGGTCTGATAACGCCCGGAAAGTTTCACGCCACTCTGTGAGAAAGTAAAAATAATTTTTCATTATCTTTCCCCCCATGACTTCAGCAGTGCGTCTACCTCTTCCTGTGGCTTTGTCTCTATGCCCAAGCCTTGGGCTTCATCCATTAAAAACTCTATCAGCCTAGACATTTCCGCAGTGGTATACGTTGAACTTCCTGCGTAAGCGTGTAGCGTGGTAGCGTTTATGCTGTGGGTAAGCCAGCCTATGCCATTCCCCTGCCAGATTTGTTTAAAGCGTTCCATGGCTTCCGGGGAACTGAACCGCATTTCCGTAAACACACCCACATGGCTGATAGCATGGCGGTATATCCCCTCTTTAGTTCCATGCAGTGCCTTGGCAATGTCATCACATAAAACCCACGCCAAGGCATTGGCTGACAAGCTACGCTTTTCCTTATGGGGTTTTATATCGTATTCATTTCCTGCCTTAAATCCGCTTAAAATGCCCTGTACTGCGTTTTTATACAATGGGGGTACAGATATGTTAAGAACTATGCCGCCCCCCATATCCACGCAATTTAAGGATGTAAATTTAATCCTAGCCACTACTATCATCCCCCTAGTGTGTAGCGTGTAAAATGCACCGCTTCCCCATATCTGTTTTTAGCGGATTCCGTCCGGGCGGTAATGGTATGCCCATCATTATGCTTCAGCTTGTAAATCACAGCCGCCAGCCTTGTTATACCCAAATCCCGGAACGCTTCCCAAGAGGAGATACTTCCATAAGCCTGCATATAACTTAATACCCTATCCTGCTGTCTCATGTTATGCCCTCTCTTTCTCAAGTTCCGCTTTCAGATCCGTAGCTGTTTTGATAATTTCATCAAGCTGGTTAATAACGCTGTCCAGCTTCTGATACACATTGCAAGCCTTGATAACTTCACCCAAGCCCACAGGCTTTTCTTCTTTCTTTTCCTCTGCATTAATTTTATGAGCCTGTACCTCTTTGGTTTCCGTAACAACATCCTTGAAGCTGTCAGCGTTCATGCCTAAAAAAGAGCAGGCGTTATAAAACAAGAATGGTGAGGGTACGGATCTGCCGCTTTTCCAGTACCATACGCTATTACTTTTTGTACCAATGGCTTTGCAAAACGCCTTTTTTGCTATGCCCTTTTTATCCATTTCCTTGAAAATCTTGTCTATGGCTTCCTGTGGAATTGAAACATTCCGGGCGGCTGTGCTTCCGTCACCATGTTCAAAGAGGTCATAATATGCCAGCCCAAGCGTTTCCGTTATCTTCATCAAGTAATAGTATTTATTGGAAAAACTCTTGCCCTGCTCTGTTTTCTCCACTGTTTCCAGCGGTATATATGCTTTCTGTGCCAGAAAGCTTTGGCTGTATCCTGCCGCTTCCCGGTAGGCTTTTGCATTTTTAGCTACTAATAAATTTACATTTGACATTTTTTATTTCCCCCTGTAATTTCTGCCTATTAACTGCATCCACTCCGCTCTGGTGTGGGTCTGTTCGTAAACCTCTTGGCAGGCTTCTTTCAGCTTCAGATCCAAAGCCCTGCACCCATGTACGCCATGCGTATTGTCTCTGTGATGGTAGGGGCAGAGCCAAGCAGTAAACCCCATGCGTTCACTGGTCTTGCGTAACCCACCAAAGTAGATATGATGTTTTTCCACCACAGAGGTGCTACCGCAAAAGTAGCACCTCTTTTCACTCTGTAAAATTGATTTCATTTAATAATGCCTTTTTTTATTTGAATCTGTTCCTGCACAAAGTCAGTTATATCTATAAATCTAGGGTCAGCCAGCATTACTTCCAACCACTTCAGTTCCATCTGGTCTAACTGCATCCAGCCCTTTTTTGTTCTCACTTGAATAACACCACCATTACACATACGCCAGTTTTCATCCGGGGTCTGCTGTTCCTTTGCCTTTGCATCACGCCACCCATATTTAGAATCATATTTCCCCCGGTAGATATCAGAAGCAATGCCCAAGCATTTGGCGGCTTTACCCAGCCCATCCGTTACTGCCATCTGCATGGCTTCATCATTGCCATGCAAGCCATTTTTATCTTTGATGATGACAAAATCACCGCCCACGCCTATCACAGGCTTGCTCCACTCCCCGGAATCGTCTTTCACATGGATAGCAACAGTGACATATACCATGCGTTCCTCTGTGGCAGGCACATCCACAAAGGTGCTACCCAGCACCTCAAAGTACCAGCCCACACCGCACAGCCCAAACACCTCTGTAAGGGCTTCAATTCTCCACTGTGGATTAATGTCGCTCTTCCCCTTGAGCCGCCCAAATTGAATGGTATTCAAAGCTTCCTGCGGTGGTCTTTTCATCAAGTCAAATTTTTCTTTCATGTTCATTTTTCTTTCCCCCTAGTTCAGTACTCCCCAGTAATCAGTTACGCCCTCTTTGTATGCTTCTTCAAGGTTAAGCAGTGCGAAAAACGCCACACCGCCAATAACAACATTTTTAACTACATAATCCGCATAAGTATCAGTATCATATACGGCTTTCCCATTAGGCAAATGTTTATTATCTGTATGTACCGCTATATCTGCCCCATGTATTCTTCCGTCTCCAAACATATAAATGCCGTATACGCCTGCGTCTTTCAGTTCTTTCTGGCACTCTTCAAGCATTGCCACAAGTTCCTTTGTTTCCATTTTTGTTCCCCCTTGTTTTTACTTAATTTGGATATTGTTTTTTTCTGTCAGTACAGCACCCTCAAGCTTCACCCCGGCTTTCAGATCCGCTTTCAATAATGTTTTGTTCACTTCTGGCTCTCTGTAACGCAGATAGTAGGAAGAAAGCTTTTTCATGTCAGTAACTTCCACTGATTCACTCTTACGCCAGCCAATGGTTACCTCTTCATTCTTCCATTTCTTGCCTGCAAGGAAGCTTGCAAGGTAGGCTTTGAGGTCTTCCTTTTTGTTATGCGTGGCGTTCTTTCTGTCTCTGTATATCTTTTCCTGTTCAGCCAGTGCCTTTTCTTCTGCGTCCAAGTTTCTCACCCAGCAGGCTATATTTCTTATTTTTGTATCCCTTTCCATTTCAAGGGCATCAATAGCTTCTGCATCAATTACTTCCCCGGTATCCGTATCCACATAATCCCCGGAAACAAGTTTCACGCACCGCTCTAGTGCGTCAGCAATTTTGAATAAGTTCATATTATTTCCCCCTTATAAATCAGTTCACCCTCTGCCATGCCTAGGGCTTTCTCACAATCTCTTAAAAATCTTTTGTCCTTGTAGCAGTATTTTCTGCCTTGGTTATCATAGAAAAGCTTTGATATAGTTCCTTGAGAGCGGTGTATTGCTTTGCACAGTTCCTTGTGCGTTATCTTTTTGGCATCCATCCCCAGCCGTAGCTTGTTGATGTCCAGCGGCTCTGAATTCTTCCGTGGAACGTACTCCTTTGCAGTTAATCCACAGAAAATATTTAAAGCCGTATTAGCGGATACATCCCCGGCTATACACACAAGCAGGGCTATTACCCCGGAATTTTCTTTACGCCCTGCCGCCAAGAATCCAGCCAGCATTTCATCCGCATTCCAATAGTCCACTAGTCAGAAAAGAATGGAAGAAATCCGGGGGCTTCCATTGTTTCATAGTCATAGCATTCTACTTTTTCCAGAGCCACGCCCACAGGGGTTTCTTCCGCTTGGATGGTTTCCTCTGTGTTCTCATAAGCCCTGTCATGGTTAACGGCTACAGTTCTGGCTTTCAAGTCCATTTCTACTGTTGCGTAGTCAAAAAACTTTTGCTGTGCGTCAAAGCCTGTGGGCTTAATATCTAACACCTTGACAAAGCTGTTATGTTCAAACATCCTGCACAGTGCAAGGAATACTTCATTTTCCTTGGCTTCCTTGGTTTTGTTCTTGTCCATTGCCACCCGGTAAAAAGCGGTAGCGGATACCTCAAACTTTTCCTCTGTCATGTTCAGCACCCCCTTACAGGAATAACGCCCAGATAACTACCGCACTGCATACCGCACTGATTAAGGGGTGTGCGTCAACAGCATCCTCTGCCCATGTCATGGAGTAAGCCATAACTTTTTCATACAAAGTCAATTTTTTTGTGGTCTTTCTCATTTTTGTTTCCCCTTTCTTTAATAATTAGTTCATTAAAAGTTTCCCTTGTTTTCTTTCCCAGCGTGTAGCGGTAGGTTACAGTTACCGCTGCCCCATTAATTTTGGATCTGAAATTACCCTTGTTCATGTCAATTAACTCTACCTCATTTAGCAAACTAAATCAGCTATGGTGCATTTCAAAGCATTAGCCAGCGGATATAGCTTGTCTAGCTTTGGGCAGGCTTTTCCGCTTTCCCATGCGGTAACTACCGCCCTAGTAACGCCCACACGCTTGGCTAGTTCATTTTGGGAAAGTCCTGTACGCTGGCGGTAACCCCGGATTTTTTCGCCTATGCTTTTCTTCACCTTATCACCCCCTTGCAAAATAACTCTACTCTAATATAGCATAGTTTTTTTGCCATTGCAACAGATTTCTGAAAAATAAATCTGCATTGTTTTGTGTAGAAAATTTTCCTATAATTTTTTTAATGGGGGTGAATAAAATGGGTAAGCAAACAAAGGATATTTTAAGGGAACTGCGTGAAAAGAAAGGGGTTTCACAGGCAGAGGTAGCCCGGTATCTGGGCATAGAAAGGGCATCTTATACCGCCTTTGAATCCGGGGCTAGCCGCCCAGTAAGGCACATGGAAAAGCTGGCTGTGTACTTTGGGGTATCCGTAGATTATCTGCTGGGGCTTACGGATGTACCGCAAGGAAGAAAAGCGGATCTGGATGACAAAGAAAAAAGCCTGCTCTACAGCTTTTATAAGCTGAATGAAGCAGGCAAGCTTGCCTTGATGGAGTACGCTGATTTTTTATTATCGCAGGATAAATATACAGAAAGGGAAAAAGATACATACGCATAGTGAAATAAAAAAATCCCCCACCGGGATGGTGAGGGATTCACTGGGGGAAACAAAAACGAAAATAAAACAAGGGTCATTTTTATTATAACACAAAAAGCCAAAAGTCAAAAGGTATAAACAAAAGGTCATTTATTTTATCATGGTAGCAATGCCTTTGTCAAGGGAAAATTTTGTCCTTTGCAAAAATACACTTGTTTTGGATTTTTCAAAATCTTAAAAACAGCGTTTCGCAAACGCAGGCAGGAAGCCTGTTCCAGACAAAAATTCTCACTGCGAGCGTTTTGACATGGTATTAATATAATTTATCGTGAAGCCCTAAAAAACGCTTAAAAAGGATTTTGGGGCTTTCTAGGGGTATGTTTTATTTTTGGGAAATTTGGGGAAAGCTTAAATTGTTTGTGATTTGTGTACAATTTATAAGCCCTCTGAAAGCTTATCAATGCACAATTTACGCAGGCTTTTACGCTTGCTTTTTGCTTCTTCCTGTAGTTTTTTGTACAGATCCGGGGATATTTTCAGATTCAATTGCTTCAAATTTTTGGTTATCCATGCCTGCGTGGCTTGGTATTTTCTCTCTTTAGCATCCCCCTCATATGTCCTAGGTCTTGCCATTTTCACACCCCCTAACTGTATATTAACTGTATAATTATAACATGGTAGCAATGCCATTGAAAGGATATTTTAAAATGAATGTAGCAATATATGCAAGGGTATCTACAGAACAGCAGGCTGAAAAAGGGTACTCCATTGTCACACAGATAGAAGCCTGTCAGAAAAAAGCCATGGAAATGGGGGCTGATACCATCAAGGTGTACAAGGATGATGGCTACAGCGGTGCGTATCTGGAACGCCCTGCCCTTGATAGCCTGCGTGACGCATTGGCGGCTGGCTTGCATGATGTTGTTATTGTCTACGATACTGACAGATTAGCAAGGGATACTATGATATTGCTGTTAATTACGGAAGAGATAGAAAAACACGCTAGGCTGGTCTTTGTGAATGCAGAATACAGCCGCACTCCAGAGGGGCAGTTATTCTATGAAATCCGGGGCAGCTTTGCCAAATATGAAAGGCTTAAAATACAGGATAGGATGGCAAGAGGCAGGCGTGGGAAGCTCAAGGCAGGAAAGCCCCTAAAGGAATACAAGATATACGGCTATGATTATGTGAATGGGCAGTATGTCATCAATGAAGCGGAAGCGGATCTAGTCAGAGAAATTTACCGCCTTTACCTTGAAAACACTGTAGGCTTGCACTCCATCCCGGAACTGCTCTATAAAAAGGGAATTGTAGCCCTTTCCGGGAAAAAGTTTCACCACAGCACTATCCACAAAATACTTACACACCAGCACTACACTGGCACATACTACTCATACCGCACCTATAACAAGAAAACCGGGGCTAACAGCCACACCATCCTCAAGCGTGACAGTAGCGAATGGATACAGATGCACTGCCCCAGAATCATCCCACAGGATACATGGGATGCAGTACAGAACAAGCTGGCTAGGAACAGAGCGGAACACATCCGGGATAACAAGTATAATGCCCTTTTTCAAGGGGTGCTATATTGTGAGTGCTGTGGGCATAAAATGCGGCTCACAAGATACAAAACAGCCATGTACTACGCCTGTGGGCAGAACAGGGATGCCCCCGGAAGCTGTGAAAGTAAAATGATAAGGGCAGAGGTGCTTGATGCCCTGCTCTGGCGTACCATTTTCGATATCTGCAAGGATGAAGCCACCATGAAGAAATACTTGAAGCGGAACGCCCAGCCCCCCAAGAAAACAGAGAACATAGAGGAAAGGCTGGAAGCCATTGCCAAAATCCGCACCGCCATAATGGGCTGGTACTCCAATAACTTGATAGATATGGAAACATGCACCCGGAAGCTTGAGGAATTAAAGCGGCAGGAAAACGCCCTACGCCAGAGGGCAGTGCCTGCGGATGACAAGCCTGTGGATATCACTGCCGCTGTCAGATCCGTAAAGGTGCTGAATGCTGACTACACTACAAAACGCAACATAATAACCAAGATAGTAGCCAAGGCTTATGTTAAGAAAGAGGGAAACAGCAGGAAAAACTACTCCCTTAACTTCAATATCATTTTTGCCTAGTTACTGCTTTTATATCCCTTTTCCTTTAGCAGAATAGTTACAGAAACAGTAAAAAAGCCCCTAGAACGCTGTAAAAGCTTCATAGGGGTGTTTTTATGTTCTACGCAATAACTTATACCAAAAGACTTTTAAAAACGCAATACAGGACATTTTGGAGTGTGAAAAAAGGCAGGGGCTTTTTCCCTGCCTTTAGATTTTTACTGTACCCTTAACTTTTTGATTCTGTAAACAAATGTTGTTTTGCTTCCGTCCTGCTTGGTAACTTCCAGCCTAGTTTCTCCATAAGCAAAATGCCTTATGTTGTGTTCAGATCCGGGCGGCAGTACGGAAATAGTTTCCGCTATCCTGTAATCCCTGTGGTCTTGAGCCTTTTTGATGCTGGAAAACGCTTTTTCTTCTTCATCATTGTAGGTAGTGATATATACATTCATTTTGCTTCCCCTTTCATTTCCCTTTCCAGTGCGTCTATAATGTACTGCCTTTTACTCTTGCCTGCCGCCTTGGCGGCTTCTGTCAGCCTTACGCCAAAGCCCTTGGGTGCGGTGAATTGTACCTTGTCATAATTGGCTTTATCCCACCGCATATTAGCCCTTTTCCTTGCTTCATTGTACACTGTGCCACCCCCTAGCCTGCGAATTCGTATTCTCTTGCTTCCGGGGCTTCCCCGGCATGGTGCAGGAAATGGGTGCTTTTAATCTCACTGTCAGATTGCCCTGCAACAGCCCAAGCTTCATGATAGTTACCGCAGAAATCAAGCCAGCACTCTTTGATGTAGTGCAGATATCTGCCGCCTGCCATGTTGGCTACTTCTACCATCCTGTTACCATTCTCTACAGTTTCCCCCTCTTCAGCCTTTTCAAGCCACTCCATTGTCTTGCTCCACTCTTCTGCTGTCAGCTTTGCCATGTCTGTCTCCCCCTTTTTATTAATGTAACTTCAGAACTACTTCACCAGTTTTGATGTACCGCATCTGGGGGGCTATGGATCTGCCGCTCCTGTATGCGTCCTTGTACTCTTCCTTAATAATGAAGAGGTCTGGCTCATATACCTTTAATTCCTGCCGCTCTACCATTTCCCTTAAGCGTTCAATACCTCTTACAGATAAGTTAATGGCATTGATGTAAATTAAGCTTCCATTCCTTGCTTCTCCCACAGCCTTTTCTAATGCTCTTACACTTGCCCTCATTTTCTTGCTCCTTTCTAGGCTTCCTCTGCCCACACACTTGCTACTACGCTTTTTTTACCTTTGTGCCACTCTGCTACCATGCACTCCTGCAAGGATTCCCACGCCCTGCTGATTTCTTCCTCTGTAGCCCCCAGCGTTCCCATCCTGCTTTCAGCTATCATAGCCGCTTCATATACGGCTTCAGAGATATCAGCAGATCCGTTTTCCCAAAGCCTTGCGGCTTGTGAGAGCCTGCCACCATTGGCTTCTACCTTGAGCTTATACACTAACTTTGCCATGCTACCGCCCCCTTTCAAATTTTAGCATTTTTATTTTATTGTACAGAATCCTGTGTATTTTTTCAAGTTTTTCTTAAATTGTTTGTAATTTGTATTCAATTTGGGCATAAAAAAATAAAGGCACTCAAAAGAGTGCCTTATCTGCTTGCTATAACGCCCACACAAATCCCAGCCACAAAGCCCCATATACGGCTCTGTATCACTTGCCTTTTGTGTATGCGTTTTTCCTTATCTATTTGTTCTTTCAATATCCTCAAGGATGTTTTGTATTCTTCCACCTCTTTGCACAGCGTGGTCAAGTCTTCCTTGCAGGCTGTCAATTCCTGTTGCAATTTGCCCAGCATGGTTTTGGCTTGATTCAATTCTTTCACCAATTCCTGTGAGGGTTTCTTCAGCGTGGTCAATTCGCCTTGACAAGCTTGTAACTCTTGATTCAAGGCTGTCAATTCTGTTTTCAAGTTCTGCCACAGATCCGCTGATATCGTTATCTGTTTTGGCGGTATCATCTCCTGTGCGTGACAGGATGCAGTAAACAGCCACCAGCACAATAACAATGATAAGAACAGCAACAGCCATTTTTTGGCTGTTAGGTCTAAACTCTGGAACATACATGGTTACCCCCTTAACTTACCACATGGATGACTACCTCTATACCCATTTCTCTGGAACGCTGTACCATAAGGGCTAAATGGAAGACATCTGCGTTATACATTCTGAAACAGCCGTAAGTTTTCAGCAGGGCAGCTTGAAATGGTTTCAGTGCTTCATCCCAGCCTAAATTAGCCCCACCGCCATGGAGTGCCTGCCCCCGGTCTTCAGTGATATTGATATAAGCCCATCCATAACCAGCCGTTAAATCTGGTTCATCCGGGTAGTCTATATCTATGTAAGTACCATGGATATACACCCCATCCGGGGCGTTACACCTAGGCTGTCCTTTGTCGTTATAACCGGGATAAAAATCTTTGCTTATTTTGTACTTGTGAAACCATTCATAATCCGTATTAAGGGCATACACTACTTCCTCTGTTTTATTGATTTGTATTTCTTTCAGTATGTCATTCATTTTATCTGCTCTTTCCGCTTATACACTAGATTCCGTATCTCTTTTGCTACGGAAATATTACTTTCGCTTAAGTTTTCGCACACGCTTAACATTTCCGTACATGCCAGCAGGCTCACAATTAGAGATAACATGAAGCTTACAGGCAGGATGGTATCGCAGGCTTTTGCACATAACAAAAGTAACATGTATGTCAAAAGCTTTGATACCGCCCCGGTGCGGAGTGCCATGGAATTGACATACCGCCACGAATGTGCGTTAGGAATCCAGAGCAGGAACTGATAGGCGTTTCCGTATTTTGCGGTGAACTCTTCCCCATAGGTGGCTTTCCATAGCTGGCATGAGCAAGCCATAAGGCGTGTAATGATGTCTATAACGGAAAGGAATATAAACACGCCAAAGATGGTAACCAAATCCCACAAGGAAGCCCCTAGGGCTGAAATAGCAAGCTTTTCCAGCCCTTTGTCAGCTATGCTTTTAAAGGTGTGCGTCCAGTTTATTTTAGAAAATACTTCCTTTAAAATATCTGTCATTTTAGTCTTCCCAGTTAATAGCTTCTACATCTTCCTTGCTCTGTGCGTTTTCCACATTTTCCCTTAAGGTGCGGTATTTCATGTGTAGGGCATTGCTACGCTGTGCCACCATGGCTATTACATATTTCAGATCCGTAGCAGTTACTTCCGTATCTGTGTTATCTGCCAAAGTCCACATGATACTGCCGCCAGATACATCTAATGCAATGATAGCCGCATTAATGCGTTCTCTG